GAGAAAGAGGAAGAAGAAGACAGTATGGCGTATTTCGAGAAACTCGCAAACGCTTAAAGGGTCACTACTTAATAAGTGCGTGAGGGGTCATGGTTAACCCCTCTTTTTTTTATTTAGATACCAGAAAAAGCAGCTGCTCTAATTATTGGGTCTGGTTGACCTACAAAAGAAGTTGTAGAAGTAGTAGAGTTTGAAGTATTGGTTGAAGTTTTAACATTAGGTGCATTGATGATTGTAGGAGCTCCACCACTATTACCTCTATTAGCAGCAGACTGCATCATTTGATTGGTCTGTTGTTCGTTTTTAATCATACCATCAGATTTTGGTATAAACAATTCTGGGCCTTTTTCTCCCACAACATATGGAATAGCTCTTGCAACTGGGCCACCCAATTCTCTTTTTTGTAAACTTTGGATTTCTCTCTTTATACCAAAATAGTCATCCATATGACTCTTTTGTTCTTGTTGAATTTTTCTTTTTTCGTCTTGAGAAGCTCCCATAAAAACAGCTTCTTCAAATGCTCTCTTAAAAATCTCAGCCTTTTCTAATGCTGCAGTAGCATCTTTTTCTAATTTTTGTACTGTTTCGCCCATTTCTTTGTCAGCATCACTTTTACTGCTAAACATATTGAGTGGATTGAGTTTACTTAACAAACCACTAGCACTTGGTAACATAGATTTTAAGTCATCAAATGATGGAAATATATTTTTAATATAATCTATAACTTTCGTAATCATATCAGTAATAAACTTACCTATACTAAATGGTTCTATATTACCATCAGCATCTTTTTCTTCAAATCCAAATAGTCCTTTAACAAAGTTTATTGCAAGATTTAGTGGTAAAAACAAAATATCAATGAGTTTACCTAAAGTAGATAATATACCACCATCTTCTGGAAATGTGAATAATTCTTTTATAAAGGCTATTCCACCTTTAATTCCATCAAATATAGATTTAAAAATATCTGTAAAGAAATCTTTAAAACTAAATGAGTCTAGTGCTTTTGAAGCATTACCAAAACCAAATTTTTCAAGAATAAATGAAAGTAGGTCTTTAAGTAAATCAAGTGGCATAGAAACTAGTCCATTAAACATTTTAGTGATACCACCCTCAATACCACCTAATATACCGCCTGTCTTGTAACCATCCATAAATCCAGTTACAGCATCAAATGCTGACATAACAATTGTTATAGGTAAGAAAAACTTACCAAGTGTACTTCCTATAGTTTTAAAGAATGGTGCTATTTTTGCAAAACCTGTCATAAATGATGCAGAAGTTTTAGCTGCACCTATTATACTTTTAAAAAAGTTTAACACAGGAGTAACAAATTTCATTACAGCAGTTATGCCTGTTTTTACATTTTTAGCAACAGTTGTACCTAAAGGCTTTAAATCTTTACCCATGGCCTTAAATAAATCAATAACCATTATAAATGGTTTCATATTTATTTTAACAAGTGATTTTAATTGTCCACCACCTAAAGTTTTACCAAGTCTACCTATAGCTGCAAAGAAACTTTTGATAGGTGCAAAAGCTTTCTGAATCCTGTTACCCTTAACTAAAGTTTGAAGAAATTTTAGTTCCATTCCAATTTGTTTAAAAAATGCACCTATAGCAATAAATGGGCCTGCAACTAAAGCAGCAATCATACCAAGACCACCAAGACTTTTATCTTTTAATTTGGCAAGACCTTCTTGCAAAGATTTGTTCATAGCTTTAATACCAAAAGCTATTTCTCCAAAAAGAGTTAGTTCTTTTTTCCTAGCTGAGGCCTCTTTCTTTTTAGTTTCTTCAACAGCACCTTTGTTTTCTTTAGTACCTCCAAGAACAGCATCTTCAACTCGTTTAAAACCAGCATCTTGAGATTCTTTATTCTTTTTTAAACCTTCAACAACATCTTTAAAATCTGCCATTACTTTTTACCTTTACCCATTGCCTGTGTACCGAAGAAGGCTGCAACTATAGCTGCAACTGATACAAAGTAAACACTTGCCATACTTCCAAGTATCTTACTTGCTTCTGTCATACCCAATCCTACTGCAATAACAACTGCGAAAGGATATAACAACATACCAAAGAGTGCAAACCATGCCATCTTACGTTGTGCATCTCTCATTGCATCTGCATCTTCTAATTCTTTACGTTTAAATTCCATATCCAACTCATATTCTTCAAGACTGATATGACCATCACCATTTCTATCTTTGGCTGCAATCTCTGGATCAACAGTTTTTCTAAGTGCATCAATCTTTTCTTTTGTATCAGTCATCAATCTCTCCTTTGTGACTATTTATTATTTTTGTTTCGTGCTTCTGACCTTTCATTTTCTTCTTTTATAAAATTAATTAATAAACCTAAGTATATCTCTCTTTCCCAAGGCATCATATCATCAAGTTCAGTTAAACTATAATTGTGATGTTGCATCATAGCAAAATTAGTTTTATAATAATTTTGTAGGCTATCGTGAGATAGCCCTATCCTAAAAAACTTTGTAATCCCTCTACTACTATTTCATTACTCTTTTTAGTTTCTGGGTTTATTACTTCAACAACATAACGAAGTTTTGGCATAGTTTGAAAAAAACCAGTTACTTTTTCAAACTGTTCACCAGTAAGACTATCAATAAATTCTTCAATGTCTTTTTTAGATATGTCATTTTTATTATAAATATCATCACCATAATGAATTTCTGAAATACAAGAGGAAATGACTGAAAATGCACTAGATATATCTGAAACTGCTACACCTTTCATGTCAGACAAAATAGGGTATCTAAAAATAATCTTACACTCATCTGATACTGCAATTTCATTTGTGTGGTCTTCTAACATATGAATACCTACATCTTCAAGGTCTATAGTTTTTTTTACTTGTGTTTTACCATCATCTGGACATATAAGATTTAATTCTATTTTATCTCCTACTGATTTTCCTCTAATTTTTAGAAATAAAAATTCTATGTCAAACATAGGAGATGTTTTTGGGTCAATTTCACCAAAGGTGCATGATTGAACTAAACTTCCTACAGCTTCTGATATTTCTGTTTCATCTTCAGAATCTTGAGCCATCATTAGTATCTTTTGTTCTTTTACTAGAAATGGTCTGTATTTAATTTTTTTGCTAGTAGAGGGAAGTTCCAACTCATAGGTTGGTGTATTGAGTTTTGGTAAAGCCATAATATTTCATCCTTTATAGTCTTCTAAGTACACTTGGTATGTTTGCAGTAATTCTTCTTGTTACTGTATTTACTGCTGATTCTGCAATTCGTGTCAATAGTGGTTTTGGTAAATTTGATTCATCTGTTAGATTCTGCCAATAACGATATGCAAGATTGACACCTATAGTTTGATATGAGGTATTTTCTGCATAAGATAATGATTGTTCGTTGATACTTACTGGATAACACTCAATAAGTTTAACACCATATCGTCTATTGTTTTGTTCGTCAAGTGCGTGTATATCCACAGACCCAATATAATCTTTATAATATCCCATAACCCATGTTTGTGGATTAAATGCAAGTCTTTGCCATGTTTCAAAGTATTTCTTTTCTCTCATGTCAGTTGAACATTGAAATGTTGCAGCTATATCTGCAAAGGAATAACCAGTAACAATCTTTCGTATTGGGCCATATATATTTGTATCGTCTGTGGTATCTAAATTTCTGCCTGGAAAAGATATTGATTCACATTTAAGTCCAGTTGCACGAACTGTTCCATCTCCTAATGCTTCTCCCATAATCTTAGAGAATACGTTAGAACCTGTTCCTTTAGAACCAGCACTTCCAGTTGGTGGGAATAGAGTAACTTCATATCTGTGTGGTCTAGATATTCCATCTTTACCACGAATTTCTCCTAGAACTTCATTTAAAGCACCAAATGCTACTGCATCTACTAATCCACCGAAACCTGTTGCCATTAGATCATCTTCCTACTGTCTGCATAAACCTCTGATGCACTTGCTTTCTTAAATCTTTGAACTGGTAATAAAGCTGCAACTGTAAACTCATCTGCATCTATTCTACGAAACTGTGTCTTAACTCTACCAGCAAGATATCGTTTAAGTGTGGGTTTAATTATGTTAAATCTTTTAAGTTTACTATAATCAACTGCAAGTCTTGTACTTTCATCAAACTTTGTATTATTACTAAAATCAACAACTATATCTAATAATTTTAGTCTTAATGTCATAGGTAGATAATGAAAGTTAATTCCTAAGAAACCATCTGAATATGGTTCTAGTGGTAATACTAAAGGAAATGTATCATAGTATGGTAATTTCTTTTTTAGTTTAGGGTCATAGAAAAACATATTCAATCGACCATAGAAAGGTTTATTGTTTCTCTTTCCATCTCGTATTAAATCCATTGCACCAGGCTTACCAAATTCATCAATTTTATCACGATACCATTGTGTAGATTTTGGTCTACCTTTTGCAGCATCAATTACTGATTGTATAAATTTACTCTGTGCCATTCTTACACCTACAGTTTAATCCACCACAACTACCTTTAAGTGGTTTGTTCATAAGTAGTCCTAAAGACATTCCTAATGTAAAGAGTGTCATTAATACGATTGTGATTCCAAAAGTTTCCATATTACTATTTATACTTTATATTCAGATGATCTTCAGTAAGAATTTTAAATTCCATACCATGATCTAAACAAAATTCATTTGCAGATTTCCACTTGGCTTCATTGACTGTCCATGTCTTAACAGAACTTAACCATTGTCTAGTTTTTCTTTTAGGATTTGCATCTGGTGGTTTACATTGATACTTTGGTTTGACTTCTATAATAAACTTTTTAGTAGAACCATCTGCTTGTTTGACTTTCATATAGAAGTCTGGGAAGTATCTATGTAGTTTATTATCCCAAGGCGATACATAAGGTATGATGATTTCTTCAGAACCCCATTCTAATACTTTTTCATTTCTATCACAGTAAACCATAAGTTTACGTTCCCAAAGTGAACGATATACTACTTTAGTTGGATTACCCCTATATTTTTTAGGGTTACTAGGAATGTATTTACCACTATATGCCATGTTAATCTTTATAAATAGAAGTTACAGGAGTATTTATACATGGCATTTAATCCGTTAAGAGGTGCGGCTCAAGGTATAGCTGGTAGAGCACTTAAAAGAGTAGCAGGAAATATTAAAGGTGGTTTACTAGGTGTCGCTGGTAAAGGTTCAAACCTATCAGATTTTGCTAGTTTATCTCAAAGTAAATACAGTACTAAAAATTATTCATTTCCACTTGATGTAGAAGGCCCGCCTGGAACTGGTAATCAAGGTCACTATGTAATATTCTATGTGAACCAACAAACAAATGCGAAATTAACCTTTGGGGAAACTGAAACTTCTGTAGGTAAAAAGAATTTAGAGAAAGCTGAAAGACAACATAAAATAAAACAAAAGAGCTCTGGTATAGACGGGCCTGAAGCTGCAGCAATTCAATCAAAACAAAGTCAAGTAATGGCTGGTGGGCCACCAACTTCAAATCAGCAAGTACAGAAAACAAGAGAAGAAAACGCACTTGTAGAAAAGTATAAAAAGGCGTCTACTGTTCTAGTAAAAAGACCACCAACAGTAAGAATGGATACTGCAATCACACTTTATATGCCACCATCTGTACAAGTATCATACAATGCAAACTATACAGATACAGAAATAGGTGCAGCTGCATCTACAGGAGCTCAGGCATACCAAGATATTGTTGGAGGAGCAGCTGTAGGAGATACAGTCAATAAAGCACTTAAAGGTCTTGGGCCTGAAATTGGTGATGGTATGATAAGAAAAGCACTTGGTGCAATAGATATGATACCAGGCCTTGAGGGTGCAATGGAAGTAGTAGAGATGCAAAGAGGTTTTATCAAAACCCCAAGAATGGAACTTGCATTTAAAGGTATTCCAAAAAGGTCATTTCAATATGACTTTAAGATGATACCAAAAAGTGCAGCTGAGGCAGAGGAAATACAAAAGATTATAAAAGGTTTTAAATTAAATATGTTACCAGAAATGGTATCTGGTGTGGCAAATAGATTAACAATGCCTAATACATTCGATATATCTTATATGTACAATGGTGCAGAAAATCAATATCTACATAAAATATCAACTTGTGTTTTAGAAACTATGGCTGTAACTTATGGTGGAGATAGATATAAAACATTTGAGGCGAGTGGTAATGGAGCTCCTCCAGTTGAAGTTGGAATAACTCTTGGATTTAAAGAGATGGATTTAATTACCAGAGAAAAAGCAAACGAGGGATTTTAATCATGTATTTTAAAAACTTTCCAACAATTATATATGATTCTGTAGGTAATGGCGAATTTAAAGATGTTAAGAATCTACTTAGACGAGTAGCAATTCGTGCAAAGGTAAAAACTAATGCACTTCTTTATGATACCTATGATGTAAGAGAAGGCGAATCTCCAGAGTCTATTGCAGATAAA